CCGGTAGCGCCATGCGTTCTTAGTCGGGTTGTTCGTTGTTCCAATGTAGCCGTCTTTTTTCGGGGAAACGCACGAGGCATCGTAAAACCAATAGACAACGTAGTGATCAAGCGGGGCACCCATCTTTGTCTTCCTTTCCTTCATCCTAGCTAGGTTCCTAACCTATGCGGTTGAAGTTGAAATGTAAAGACGTCATCTTGACAAAAGGAGCTAGCAATGCCAATATCTTTTAACCAGATCCCCGCGGACGTGAAAGTTCCTTTGTACTGGGTCGAAGTCGACCCCAGCAAAGCTGGCCTACCGCAGCTCGGGCTGCGCGCGCTTATCGTCGGCACTGCGTTGACGGGCGGCGACGTGCCGCTCGAGGTGCCTGTCGCTGTGGGTACGCAAGCGCAGGCTGATGCCCACTGGGGGCAAGGCTCCGAAATGAGCCGGATGTTCGCAGCTTTTTTTGCGAACAACTTCTCCAACGAGGTTTGGGGATGTGGTGTGCCGGAGCCGACGGCGGGAACGGCCGCGACTGGAACCATCACGATCACGACGCCTCCGACGGAGGCAGGCACTATCCATCTTTACATCGGTGGAGCCCACATCCCTGTCAACGTCGGGGCGACCGACACGCCGACTGTAATCGCGTCGGCCATGGCTACGGCAATCAATGAGGTTTTTGATCTGCCCGTTGCGGCCGTGGCAGCTACGGGCGCCGTGACGCTCAACTGTCTTTGGAAGGGCGTGAACGGCAACGACATTACCGTAGGCGTCAACTACTACGGCACGATCGGCGGCGAGATCCTTCCGCCCGGCCTAACGATGACCTTGCCTGCCACTGGCTTGATGACAGGCGGCGTCGGGGTGCCGGACTTCACCAACACCATCGCCGCCATGGGCGATCAGCCGTTCGAATATGTCGCGATGCCGTACACCGATAGCACCAGCATGATGGTATGGGATGAGGAGTACGGGTTCACCGATACCGGTCGATGGGGATGGCAGCGCCAGTTGTTCGGCCACGTCTTCACCGCCAAGCGCGGCACCTACTCGGCGCTGATCACATGGGGCGATACGCAGAACTTCGGTACGATCTCGGCGATGGGAATGGAAGTGGCGTCGCCCTCGCCGGTGTATGAGTGGACGGCGGCATATACCGCCAAGGCGCAGCGTGCGCTTGTCAATGATCCCGCGCGGCCGCTGCAGACGCTCTCGCTCAATAAGATCAAGTCGGCGCCGTTGGAATCGCGCTTTAACTTCGTCGAGCTGAACGGGCTTGCTTCAAACGGTATCGCGATCCAGAAGGCTGGAGCTGATAACCAGCCGATGATAGCCCGAGAATCGACGACCTATCAGCGCAACCTCTATGGCCAGAGCGATGACGCCTATGAACTTGTGACTACGCTCGCGACGCTTGCCAAGCTGCTGCGCAATCAGCGTCAGGCGATTACGAGTAAATATGCACGGGTCAAGCTCGCCGATGACGGGACCCGGTTCGGTCCCGGGCAGGCGATCGTAACGCCCGGCATCATTCGCGGCGAGCTGATCTCTCAGTACCTTCAGGATGAGTTCAATGGGCTCGTCGAGAACTCGAAGGCGTTCCAGCAGAACCTGCTGGTCGAGCGCGATCCCAATGATCCGAACCGGGTGAATGTGCTGTATCCGCCCGACCTGATCAACCAGCTGCGCATCTTCGCCGTGCTGGCGCAGTTCAGGCTGCAGTACGATCGAGGGCTCGACACGCTGATTACCTCGGGAAGCCCGGTCGGCGTTACCGGCATCATGCCGTCGTTCGGCTAATCACTGGAGAAAAGGAGTCTTGTTATGGCAGTCAGGATCGCCGGAATCGCATTCCTCATGGTTGACAACAACCAGATGGCGCTGCGCGGCAACTTCACCGTGTCACCGACTACCCTTGAACGAACGATGCTCGCAGGACAGGATGGCATCCATGGGTATCAGGAACTGCCTCGTGTGCCATACATTGAGGGAGACATTTCGACGATGCCTGACCTCAACATCCTGGACCTGGAGGGCCAGGTTAATGTCACCGTTGTTGCGCAACTGGCAAACCAGAAGCAATATACTCTTGGACAGGCCGTCTGCAAGTCCGCGCTTGAGGTCAATACCAGGGAAGGCCAGACCAGAGTCCGGTGGGAAGGCATCACCTGTCAGGAGGGAACCTGGTAAATGAACGCACCCGTGGCCAAAGAAGGTTTTCAGCAAGCCCAGCCTGCGCCGGCGGTGGCGCCAGCGCCTGCAGCGCCGTCTCCGTCGCCTGAAGAGATCAAGGACGTCTGGCCGATTGTTGTGAAGTTGAGCAAGCCCATCGTTGATCAGAATAACAGGCAGGTGACGGAGCTGTCGTTCCGCGAACCAACGGCGGGAGACATCAATCGCTGCGGCAATCCAGTGAAATGGGCTGGATTCGAGTGGTCGTTTGAAGAGCGAAAGATGACTATGATGATAGCCAATCTGTCGGGTGTGCTCCATCCGATGCTCGAGAAGATGAACTCTAAGGATTGGACAAATTGCGCCTATAGTTTGCTCCGTTTTTTTGTGCCAGATCCGGGGGCCTGGTAGCCGAGGATATCGTCCTTGATTGCTACTGGCTGGCCCGATGGTATCACCAGGCGCCTGACTATTTTCTTGCAATGCCAATTTCCGCCGTGCGCGATCATATAGATCGCACGCAAGAACTCGCAGATCGTATGAGGCCGCCGGAAGACGACGATGGCTGATGACGTCCTACGCTTAACCGTTGATCTGGTTGATAACGCTTCTCCGCAACTGGCGCGTATTCGCGGTCAGATGCAGACGTTGGGGAGCAGCGAGGTCGCGAACGCACTTCGTACCACCACGGAACGCGTCAAGGATCTGCGTGAACGCTTTGAGCCTTTCGGCGAAGACCTTAAGAAGGCCAGCGAGGAGTTCATCCCGCCGTTTATCCGCGGCATTGGCGGCATGGCCACTGGTTTTCTGGCGCTCGGAATTGCCGCTGAAAGGGGCGTCGACAAGATCAAGGGTTTCACCGAGCAATTGACTTCGCTCAATCGTCTTCAAAGGCAGACCGGGGTCGAGGCTGCCCAGTTAAAAAGTGACATTGAAACAGCATACCGGGGAGGGATTGATACCCGGGAGATGGAAGAGAGCCTTAAAAGATTTTCCGTTGTTCAGGCTGATTTGCTGCGTCCAAACAGCAAGCTTAAACAGGAAATAATCCAGGCAACGTTCCCAGAATTTCGCGAGCGAATACGTTTCTTGCTCGACGAGATGGCGCACGCGACTGGCGGCGCAAGATTGGAGCTTGCAAAGAAAATAGCTGAAATGCAGGCCGAGGCCGTACCCGGGATCGAGGGGGCGGAGAACCGGCGCAGGATGTACGCTCGGCTTGGCCTGCCTGATCTTGGCACCGTCCACGAAGAGTTCAAAACTGTCTCTCAAGAAATGATAAGGGCGCAAGAAGCGCAAATTCACAATGCAGAAGAATTCGAACGTACGAGCAGATCTATTGAGACGCATTGGAAGCACATCCAAGACGCGTGGACATCTAAGGGGCTAGATCTAATCCTCGATACGTTGCATAAGATTGATGACCTCGTAAAGACGTGGGAAGAGAAAGGGTTTTTCCAGGTTTTAAAGGACACTGGCGTGGTTGGGCCTCCTGCGGCGCCCAATGCGCCTGGAGCACGACGCGGAATTATTCCGAGAGGGCAGGGGGCGCCAGTTGATCTTGGCGAATCGGGCGCTGTTGTCGGGCCGACCGCGGAACCGCGTCCATCGGGAGCGCGACGTGGAATTATTCCGAGGGGGCAGCGCGGCACGTTCGATATCCCGCAGCATCAGGAAGGCGGATTCATTCCTCGTGATCAGTTCGCAATGCTTCACGCGGGCGAGATGGTTCAGCCGGCCGAAGGCGTCAAGGAAATCAAAAAGCAGACGGTTGAGACCGAAAAGCTCACCGAGCAGATGAAGCGGCTTACCGATTTGCTGGAGCAGGGATTTGGAATAGGTGGCCGTGGTGGCCCTAGTGGCGGCCTCGGTGGTGGCGCCGGCGGAGGTGGTGTTAGCGGCGGCCTCGGCGGCCTCGGCGGTCGCGGCGGCAGAGCAGGCGGCCGCGGTGGCAGCGGTACCGGCTTGGGGGCGACTGGGCCCGACGCTCCGATAAATATTCCGCCTGGCACCGGCGGCACATTGCCGTTCCCGCCGGCGGGCCAGAATGCTCCCGGCGTTGGACCTATCATTCAAACGCCGTGGGGACCAATGCCCGCGGGCACAAGTCCGCTACCGGGCGGGGCGGGAGGCGCCAAGCCGCCCATGGGATGGCCAGATGAGGGTAGGGCTGCCGCTCTCGGCGCGATGATGAAAACCCCATGGGGAGCCATGCCAGGGCCTGGTGGTGGTCATCGGTTGGGTGGACCGGGCGACAGCAATTTCCCTGCGGGCGGCGCTGTCACGGGCGGTGCAAGCGGGCTCAATGAGTCTGAGTTCAACAAGGCGTTCAAGGGTACTGCGCTCGAGGGCAAGGCCGGGGCCGTCGCCGCGGAAGCAAACAAGCACAACATCCCACCGAATGTGTTCGCCGGCATCATTGCCGAAGAAACGGGATTCGGTAAGAACACGAAATTCAATAACGTCGCCGGCATGATGGACAAGAACAGTCCAAACATGACCGCGAAGCAGCGGTTTGAATCAATCGATCACGGTATTGCAGCCGCTGCCGACCTGGCCGGCCGTCGGTACAATGAGAACAAGCGCGATATCGCGGCCATGGGGCGCGTGTGGGCACCGCCCGGTGCCGCTAATGAT